TGAAAATGAATTGACGTTTCGGCTTATTAATGGTTCGGAAATCGCCTTGAAGGGGTCGGAAAATGAGGACTCCCTGCGCGGTGTTGGTTTGCATGGTTTGGTTTTGGACGAATATGAAATGATGGATAGGAAGGTTTGGGAGGCGGTTTTACAACCAACCCTGAATGACTACAAAGGGTGGGCGATTTTCCTTGGAACTCCCCTTGGCCGCAACCATTTTTTTGAATTGTACAACCGCAATTTGCCCGATTGGCGCAGTTATCATTTTTCGGCGGAGGATACGGGGATTTACTCCAAGTTGATGATCGACCGGGCGCGGACGGAGTTGCCCGAGGAGACGTTCCGACAAGAATATTTGGCGGAATTTTTGGATGGTGAGGGGACGGTTTTCCGTCACTTGCGCGAGGTGACGCGGGAGAAGGAGCAGTGTTTTGAGGATCCGCAATTTTCCAAGTCGTATCAGATTGGGGCGGACTTGGCACGTCTGCAAGACTTCTCTGTTTTTATGATTATCGACCAAAACATGAAGGTGGTGTACTTCGAGCGTTTTCAAAAGTTGGATTGGGAGTACCAGAAATTAAAATTGATTGCCTTGTCGGAACGCTACAACCACGCGCGGATTGTTTTGGATGCGACCGGCGTCGGCGATCCCTTGGCGAATGATTTAACCCGCATGGGAATGAATGTGATGCCGTACAAAATTTCTTCTTCGCAATCAAAGAAGGAATTGATTGAAAATTTAAAGTTGAGGATTGAGCAAAAACAAGTTATAATACCTAATGAGCCGATCCTTTTGAAAGAGTTGGAGGCCTACACTTATAAAATGACGGATTCCGGACGAATTATTTTCACTGCTCCTTCCGGTTACCATGATGATTGTGTCATCTCCTTGGCTCTTGCTGTTTGGAATTTGCAACCAATTTATGGCCATCAGCGTTCTGACCAGTTTGCTGATTATGACGATGAATACTAAACACCTTTAGATATGAAATTGTTCGATGAGGCCCTGACTTTCGTTAAGGCCGAGAAGGAGTCAATCGAAGATGCTACTCAGGATTTGCGCGAAGCTCTGCGGCGCGCTCGTCGTAATTATGAGTGCAAGTATGATAACCCAATTGATAAAGCGACGGGGAAACGGAAGATTTTTGTACCGTTAACCAGGCAGGAAGTCGACACGATTGCTCCGCGTTTCGAATTATTGCCTGAGGCGATTTCGGTTAAAACCAACGAACCAGGACTTGAGCGTAAAGCATTGCTTTGGGAGGAGTTGCTAAAATTCCAGTTTGAGAAAATTGACTGGCGGACCAGGATTAAAGCGATGATGGCCCAGTGGGTAAATGAGGGTACTTCTGTAATTGAGATGGTGTGGGATGAGGACAAGCCGGATTTCGTTTTTCATGATTTGAAGGATGTTTTTATTTTCCCCAAAGAACCTTCGCTTGCTGAAGCGTCAGCCTTCGCAATTCGCAAGCGCGTGATGTTGTCTGATTTTAAAAATAATGATCGTTATGAAAATAAGGATGAGGTTAATGGTGAGGAGACTGTCGATGATACACAGCAAAACGGCGGGACAGGCACGCTTGAGTATGAAATTGGCCGTTCGTCTTATAAGACAGAGTTGGAATATGTTGAACTTTACGAGCGTCACGGCTATTTCCCGAAAGAATTCCTTACTGGGGAAGAAGAAGTTGAGGAAGGTAGTGATGAAATGATTGATGGTGTTATCACCGTAGCGTGGATTGATGGGACCGCAAAGGTGGTGGAGATTTCTGACAAATCCCAACGTTACCGTTTTGTAGAGTCTTGGTACCAAAAGCGCCCCTACCTCTGGTACGGCTTGGGAGTCGGCTTGGCACTTCGCGATTATCAATTTATGTACAATAAATTGGTGAATCGCCGAGATGATAATGAAGATGTTTTGCACCGCGGCATGTTCTTAAAACGAAGGGGCATGAACATCGATGCGCGCCAGCGCGTGACTGGTTCGGGTATCTGGATTGACGTGGATAATCCAGCGGAAGTGACTCAGCTGCGGACGATTGATATTACGCAAAGCTCCTACGTTGGGGAAAATAATCTGTTGGGGGCAGTTCAGCGTTTGAACGGTACTACTGAGCTTATTCGCGGCGGCGGTTCGGCTAATTCGGCTTCCGAGGCGGCTATTCGCGATCGAAATGCCGGGAATCGTTTGGCTGATCCGCAAGCCTACCTCAATCGCATGTTTAAACTTTGTGTTGAAGCGGTGATGGAAATGGATAAAAAGTTTTTATCTAAATCCCAGGTCGTTAAGTTGACTGGGCGCGACGAGGAGTTGGCTGTTTTTGATGACTTCAAGCTGAAGGAAGTTAACAAAGCGCGCGCTGAGGAAGGATTGCCCCCGGTTTCTCAGGAAGAATTCCAAGTGGCGATGAAGAAATTTGGCAACGAGCGTTTCATTAAATTTCCCTCAATTAAATTCCTAAAGGGCGACTTTAATGTTACTATCGACTCGGATGCCTCGCTGATTAAGAGCAAGGCTGGACTTGCCCAGACGATTTTGGAGGGTATGAAGATTGCGGCGCAAATTCCTTCTGTCCCCGAGACGATTGATTTTGCTGACTTGTTTGAAAAATGGCTGAACTTGCAAGGTCTCAAGACTAAACGCCGCCCGTCAATGATGGCGCCTCCGGGTGCTGGATCGGCAAGTGGCGGAGTTTCAGGTCAGGTTTCGCAACCTAACCCAGCGATGGAAAATTCAGATGCGATTAAGGATATGCTTACGCAGGCGGGGGCGCCTCGTTCTGAACAAATACAATAAGTATGCGCGATGACGATCACAATTTGCATGAGATGACCGAGGAAGACTTGTTGAGCCAGGTGAAGGAGGGGGAATTAATGAAAGATTTGATAGGCAGTCCGGTTGGTGACGAGCTCGTAAAATTTTTAAAACAAACCTATGCGGACTATGTCTCCGCTGCTGTGCGCGAATCTCAGAGGTACCATTCTGCTTGTATGGCCATCGAGCAGATAATGAACTTCTTAGGGCAGCGTATTTCAGCGGGTGAAGCCGCAGAGAAGTTGTTGGTCGACCTTGCTGCCGGCAAAGTCGATGAGGATTATTAAATAAGTTCATTGTATTATGGTAGACGAAGAGACTTCGGGATCCGTGTCTGATGAGGAATCGACGGCGGGCAATCCCGAGGAAACAGAGTCAGGTTCCGAAGAACAAGATCCCGAGGAGGGGAAATCAAAGTTCGTAGGCGACCAACGGTTTAAGACTCCGGATGATTTGTATAAATCATATCGTGAGCTCGAATCGAAACTTGGAGATGTTGAAGACCTCCAAGAAAAGGCTTCGCTTGCTGATGAATTCGTTGAGGCGTTGAGCGCTGAAAAGAACATCACTAAAGCCGAAGCCCGTGCTTTACTTAGGGAACAGTCCAGAAAGACCTTAGATAAACATGCTCCTGTCCTGCAGGAACGTCGCGGAAGCGATGAAGTTAAGGAGTTACGGTTACTTGTCGATAAGCGCGATTTGCTTGACGAAGTGCCGGAAGCCCGCGAGGTGATCGACCAAATAGTCGCCCTGGCGAAGGCTACTGGAAAAACAGTTCGTGAAGTTTACAACCGCGACTTTAAAACAATTGTAGATCGGCTCTCTGCGTCAAATATGGAAAACCCTGAAAAGAAAGCAGCAACTTATAAACCGAGCTATCGGGATGGCTCATCTCCCACAGAAGAACCTCCTAAAAATCGTGATTACGAAAAAGCTGTTAAATCTTTTTCTTCCGAACATGATCCAGTACGGAGGCGAGCTGCGATTCAAGATGCTCTCCATGCCAAGCTCTTTAAGAAATAATTTCTATGGCCGTTGATAATTATCAACGAACATATAGCGATACAGCTTCTCGTAAGGAATCTGTATTAGCCGAAATTGAAATGCTCTCCGCTTTGGAAGATGGTCTCTTGTCCTCCTTGCCGAAGTCGAGTGCTATCAACACTGTTCACTCCACCTTGACCGATACCCTTCGCACTGTTGCTTCCAAGGCTGTTGCTGAAGGCGCTGACGCTTCGTTAGTTGCGACCACGACTCCGAGTCGTGTCACTAACTTAACGCAGATTGTTTCCATCCCCTTTGGTGTTTCCGGCACGCAAAATGCCGTGGATCATTTTGGTTTCGATCGTGCGTTTTCGCGTGAAGCGATGAAAGCGATGGAAGACTGGAAGAATGCTACTGAATTTGATCTTGTCCGTTCTACCCTGGTTTCCGGAGCTTCCGGCACGGTAACTAAAATGGCCGGTATTATTGCTGGTATTACCACCAACGCTACCGCCATGGCTTCCGGAACTATTTTCTCTGAGACCATCATGAATGGCCTCTTCCAGCTTTGCTGGGAAAATGGCAACGGCGAAGTCGCGACCGATATTTATGTCGGTGCTAAGATGAAACGCAAAATTTCCGGCTTTGCAGGTCGCACGGGCACCAGCATCGATGTTGGTACTGCTGAAGCCGTTAATGCTGTTGATGTTTACGTTTCTGACTTCGGTGTCCATCGTGTGCACTTGCACCGCTTCGTGTTTGTTTCCGGCACTGATGCTACGCAGCGCTTCTTGGCTTTGCGTCCTGAAAAGTGGGCAATTGCTTACTTGCGTCAGCCGAAACTCGAACCCTTGGCGAAGGTTGGTGACTCGGAACGCGCGCAAGTTATTGGTGAACTTACTCTTGAAAACAAGAATGAGAAGACCAACATCTACGCGAACGGTTTCCACCTTACATCGTAGTTTTTATCTGAGGTTATCTTCGGATAACCTCAGAATTAAACCTGCGATCTTTATGACCGACAAAGATTATCAGCAGTACAAATTGATTATTGCCCGCTTTAAAGAACACTACCCAGATGAATGGGCCACTTGGGAGAAGTTGATTCGGGAAAAGCGGTCGGAATTAAACAATGATTTTGGGGCGATGAAGGGAGAGGCTTTTAGATTTTCGGCCAACATTCCTGCACGCCTCGATTTTATTTTACGCGCCTTTACTCAAGGGGAGATGCACCGCGAGGATTATTTGAGTAAAGATTTTTTTGAGATGTTTCCAATATTTAAAGTCGCAAAAAAATTATGAGTCCAAAATTATCTGTCGCGATGATCGTTAAAAATGAGGAAGCGCATTTAGCCAAAACATTAGATTCGTTAAGCGGTATTTATGACGAGTTAATAATTGTTGATACTGGCTCGATAGATAGGACTAAAGAAATCGCCAAAGAGTTCGGAGCAAAAACTTATGATTTGAAACTAGAGCCTTTTAATTTTG